CGACTTGTGCCATAACTCCATAATTTGATACATCTGAAAAACTATCAGTTACGGGTTCACTTTCTACTCCGTGTTCCCCATTTCTCATCAGTAATGTTTTTAATCTTTCTATCTTGTCATTCATACGAAACCAAATACCCAATAATGATAGTTTGATATCCTCTGGTGTTTTTAGAATAGTCCCCACTGCAATATTTTGTGGGCCGTAGTCGTATTGCTTTCTACAAAACAATTCATATTGTTCTTGTTGTATTGCTAAGAACTCACCTGTCATCTCAGGATAAGTTCTTTCCATATATTTTACGACATCTTGTGTGTCCACCATTTCTTTTTCTACTTCTGTCGGGTCATATTCTTGACCGACATCATCAATAACTTTTGTTGGTGCGTCCTTTATGTGCTCTTTTTGAACATTCATTACTTACTCCATATTTTTTTTAGTTGTTTTTCATCTACACCATACTTTGATATAATTGAATATACGACATCTTTACCCATAATGTCAAGTGTTTTTTCAATATTTTGTGAACTTTCTTGAAAGTAATCACACAATATATCCATAGCCCACTTTTCTATCTTGGATTTCTTTTTAGATTTAGTATATCTTAAGTATGTATTTCCTCTTGGTAGTAGATTTGTATAGAATTGATAAATTGTTTTTGGTTTCAATTCCCAATATTGTTGTATTTCATTTACAACTTCTATCCACTCGGCTTTCATTGATAAAAATCTATGCACCATATAATTAGACCAAGTTTTCTTATCTGCGTCTGTAATGTTGTCCCAATATAATTGGTTCTGAACATTAGTAATTTGTTTTATATGGTCAAATAGTGTTTTTGTTTTCATAGTGAATAACCTTTTAGATATAAATAAATAGTAATGTCAATAGTCAAAATGTAAATTATTTACCATTGGCCTGTAACAGCGGTTCTTGGTAAATTTATACGATATTTTTCATAATTTATGGAATCTAAATATAAATCTTTTACTTCATTGTTTTGAATAGAATATGATTTTTCAAAGTTGCCCTTAACTTTGTAAACTCTGTCAACATTTAAGTCATCTACACCTTTTACATCAATAAAAGGTTTATCTTCATCATCGATATGTATTTTAAATTTTAAATCTAATTCAAAATCTGATTTTTCATTTGTCTTAAAATTAAATTTAAAATTATATCGAGTGTCTTCTAAATTGAATACTTTAAAGTTATCCTCAACATCAAAGGACAAATCTATATTTTTGTGTAAGTTATGTAGCACCCAACAAAAACCTCTAACTTGGTCAATGATTGAATTTTCTAATGTATCTTGAAATGTCTCGTCCCCATTAACTGGCGTTAGCCAAGATGTATTATAAATCTTATCATCTGTTACATTATCTTTGACACCATCACTTTTAAATGTATGAGATGTTTTATCTAACGCCCAAGATTGTGGTTTAGGCATTTTAGAATTTTTCCAATCGTCAGAATTTTGATTTTGCCACTCCTCAATATCCATAACTAAACCTCTACGATTTATATTGAATAGTTTTAAAAAGTAATCAGTCAAATGTGCTCTTGTGTGTCTACTAAATATATTGTTTTTATAATCATTACTTATCCAATTTTTTAACAAGCTCTCATCTTTTGAAATACCAAACACATCTTTTTGTGTCGCTAATGGTGTTTCAACCAATACATCAGTTCCTTTCATAACATTTATTCTACCACTTCTTCCTACATCTGGCTTAAAATTATGTTTTACATCAAATAAAAACTTCAAACTACTAACGAAATCTACATTAGTTTCTCTTGGAAATCCTGGTATCCAACCAGCGTCAAATGTTATTTGGTCATCTTTTGTGACTGCATTTAGATAGTTCCTAATAATTTCTGGTGTTTGTCTTTTCTCCATTAAACCTAATGTTTTTGCCACCCCATTTTCAACACCAATGTTCATATAAACTAAACCTGATTTTCTAGCTTCATCAAAGAATTCTTCATCCATTTTTTTATGTGTTCTAAAGTATCCACCATATCTAATGCCAGACAATTCACCTTTACTAATTAATTCATTTAATGTATCGACTAATCGTTTATAGTTTTTTATTGAACCATTAATCAATGAATCAGTAAACCAAAAGTTTTTTGCACCATAGTTTTTGTTTAAAAATATTATGTCTTCTATAAGTTTTTCTGGACTTCTATATCTATACATTCTTGTTTCACTACAAAATGTGCATTTGAATGTGCAACCCCTCGACCCCTGAATTGGTAGTGTTAATTCAGGTCCAAAATCATTTACATATAAGTCTTCTTGTCTTAACTTTGTGTATCCTTTCAAAACCTCTTTTGACCAAGTAGGTGTAGATAAATCATTTAGTCTCATAATTTGTAACATACCTGTATAGATTGGTGTTCTTCCACTGCGACCTTTTGGTAAAACAGTTGGTAATGATGGTCTTAATTTATCCCAAGTCCAAATACCTTTAACATCTTCATAGTTATTACTACCATTTACAATACTTTCTGCTAATTCAACGATAGTGTTTTCGCCCTCATTAGTTCCACAACCAACATCGACAAATTCTCTATACATTACTTTAACTAATGATTCCTCTAATTCACTTCTTTCACCACCACCTATATCTTGATTGATACCTGCTTCAACTAATCCACCATTTTCTCCATACCAACAAAATGGCCCACCATACCAAATCTGTATGTTTGGATTCAATTGTCTTAAATACCTTGCTAAAAAGTCTGTTGTCATTATGTTAGATGAGTATGTTGTAAAAGCTACAACATCATACTTTGAGATTTCATTTATGATATCAAACCAAAAATCTTTGAATAAAGGAATAATCTGTTCTCTAAAAACTTTTTTAGTTGACCAAGGGTCTTCTACAATCCATTTCTCGAATAGGTCTGGATAGTTGTCAATCAAATATAATGAACTCATCATATTGATGTCGAATTGTTTTGTTGATTTGAATCCTGCGTTATTTAAAGCAGTGTTAAGACTACCTAATGCAAATGATGGCGTTGATGTTGACCATTGTGGACACAATGCTAATGCTATTTTTAGGTCTTTCTTTTTCATTATACAAAAGTATCCCCTACTGCCCAACAAACACAAGAGTATCTGTTTCCCTTTGTTATAGGTGTAACTTGGTGTCCTGCAAAAGCTGGATGAATAACTAATTTACCCATTTCTGGTTCTACTATTGTTCCATCAAACATATGAAACTCTCCACCCTCGTACTCGGAAGCGTCGTTTAGAAATACAATACAAGTTAATTTTAGTGAACTATAATCTTTATAATTATGAAAATCAGAGTGTGGATTATAAGAATCATTTTTATCGTATCTGTGTGCTTGTATTCTATTGTGATAAATACCTGTTATATCATACTTGAAATGAACTTGATTTGCTATTGTGATTGCGTTCCAAAATTTATTTAATATTTTTTCATCATCATTTCTACTGATGTTCAGTAAACATTCATTTTCACCCCATTTAAAATTTAAACTATGTTCTGATTTTGGTAATTCGTGTCCTCGTTTTCTTTCTGCGTTTTCATCAATATATTTTCTTAACATAGCACACTCATCATTAGAGAAAAAGTTTTTTCTCGTAACAATCCACCTAAAATTTTGATTTAATTTTAGGTCGTTCATATCTATTTTCTTATACATTGATATACCCTTTTATATACTCCGCAAACTTTCTATGACTCTTTTCATTTGGGTGTCCGTTTTCACAAAAAGACTTTTTTATTTTACTAATGTTTTCTAACACTACTTCATAAAATGGTTTATCAGTAAAGTTATTCAAAAAAATATCTTTATGTGATTTACCAAATGAAAAAAATAATATATGATTTACATCAATCGACTCTAAAAATTTTTGGAATAAAATTATATCATAGAAATCCCAATCAAATTTAGAACGACTTTCTGCTGTAAATCCTATAATAAATATTGTTTTATCAATAAGTTTTTCATTTTTGTAAATCCAATCCATAGTATTTTTGATTATAGTTTCATTACTACAAGCAGAAATTGCTTCATTTATTTCCTCAAGATTTAAATCATTACACAATAATTTACTAAATCTTTGTTGAGTTCTATCTTGAAGTTCATCTCCGTCAACCCAACTACACCCATTTGCATATAAATATTTATACAAAGGTGTCTCCCAACATAAACTCTTGAATACAATATCTAACACCACTCTCTACTGGCGTAACTCTATGAAACAATAATGGACAAAATACTAATAATGTTCCTTTTTCTTTTGGCATTTCATAAAATTCTAATGTCTTTGGGTCTTGGATTGCTAATTGTGTTGAACCACCCTCGTAATCTTTTGGGTCTGATAACTGAATAATCATAGCAAGTTTTCTTGTAGAACTTTTACCATTGTTAAAATCTGAATGCCAAGTAAAGAAATCACCTGGCAAATACTCTATCATTTTCATATTGTTTTCAACCTCTTGAACATCAAAGTTCCAAGACAATTGATTACAAACCTTACCTGCTACGAATAACTTCTGTTGTAATGAACTATAATCCCCTACAACATAATCTCTCATATCTTTATGTAAATACCACTCCGTTACATTTCTAAAATCTGTATTGTGGTCATCTCCAATGTGGTCGTCTAAACAACCTTGCTCACCTTTTTCGGTGTTTTTAATTCTTTCAACCAATTCATCACACTCATCACTTGTTAAAAAGTTTGGTCTTGACATATACCACTGCCAGTTATTGTTTTGTTTCATTTCCAAGTATCTCCGTTCATCCAAGTTATCAATGAGTATCTTCTACCTTTTGTAATTGGTGTGACTCTATGTGATAAAAATGATGGAAAGATTATTATACTTCCTCTTGTTCTTGGTGCAGTATAGTTTTTTTCACCTGAATCGTCTGTGATTCCAAATTCTAAATCTCCACCCTCATATAATGTTTCATCTGATAATTGAACCACCGCTGTTAACTTTCTTGTTGAAGTTTCTTTTGCTCCTGTATCGGTATGCCATTTATATTTACCACCATTTTCGTATCGTAGTATTTTTACCCTTTCCATTTCTTGTATATTATAATCATAAATGGAATGATTGGATAATTCAAAAACCATTTTTAGTTTGTTGTTTAATTTTTCGTTATTGATTACAACTTCTTTGTTATCACGAACTTTCTTATTCAGCAAATTATCATCATAATTACCAGCAAGTTCTGATTCAGTTGGTTGGCCTGTTTCTAAGTATCTCATTAATTTTTGACATTGACTTAGGGATAAAAAATTTTCTTTATGAACTACGAATTGAAACCTATCATTTTGTTTCATATAACCTCTTTATTTTGGTGGTAAATTGTGAACCACGATATCACTTTGGAAGTAAGTGTCAATATCTTCAACATCTAATGAGTATTGTTTGACTGATTCACTAACCTCTGATATTGATGTTATCTCCACCTCTGCTTCAGATGAATTTAAAAAGTAATTACCAACTGATAATCCTTCATCTGGCTTTTTCCAAGACCAAGTGTCTCCAATCTTGGTAAAATATTGTATTCCTTTATGCATTGCTTGGTCAGAGTATGGAATCTTTATAGAACCATTGACTAACATATAACCAAATGCTTCTGATTCAAATGTTCTAACAACTACCGAACCTGACATAGTTGAACCATCTAAACTCGTGGTAGAATAATCCATCCAATCTTGTGCTGAGAATTCATCTGGCATACCAACTGGTAAATAAGATTTAACTATATCTCCAACTTGAACATCTTGAATTTGTTTTGTCGAACCATCAAACATTTTTACTAAACTACCACTTATGGTTGACAACATCATACTACTTTTACCATACCACCTATCACCAATCAACTCATATTTAGGTGCGTGATTGTTAAAGAAAAAGTCTTTATCACGAGCTATGATATTTCTGTCTGGTGTCATAACGATTTCTAATTTATGTTGATGAGCATAACCCTCATTATTAACAATACTACCACTACCAATAATAAACTTTTCAATCAATAATGAACCACTATCAACTGCATTTTGATAAACATCTGTTCCTGAATTATATTTATGAAACTCAATTCCAAATTGTCCCATTGGCCCTTTTGCGTGGTCTGCTGGATTTCTAACTAAGTAATCTGGATGATATGAATTGTTAGAACCAAAAGAAGCTGGATTGAATAAAGGAACTAAACTTGAACTAACTGGTGATGAACCTAATATAGTTCTAAATGAATTCTTATTAAATGAACCACTAGCCATTTCTAATAAATTATCGTCACTAAACCAAGGTGTTGCCATAAATAAATGAAACTTATCTAAATGGTCTGTGTTTTCTTTTACTGCAAAATATGTTATGGAAGTATTTTCGTTGTATTCAAAATTGACTGATATTCCGTGTCTTGCAAAACTCTCACTAATCAATGGTTGTTGAATCGTTGATGGGTTTTTCTTTCTAACATCATTTTGTCCATAAATATATGCAGTTGTGCAACCTTTTTCATTTGCATAATCTGATATTTGATTCATAAAAGCTGATTGAGTGGCGTATGAACCATACATACCACAAGCTGTATTCATTTCATTGAAATAAATATCACTTGTTCCATTCTCTATGAAGTAGTCCAATCCTGCAATAATACCTATATTAGTATTACTTGGCCAACCCACACTTCCTGTGATATAATTTAATAAACTTTTTGCTTTGTTTTGTGCTATTACTGACATATTATTTCCTTATATATAAATATACACTTAGTCGATTTTAGTGAATATTTTTTCTTTCATAACTGACAGTGCTGGTGTATTCCAATCTTCCAACTTAATCATTGCGTAATTATATCCTTGTTGTTTGATTTCATTACACCTTAACCAAACTAAATCACTTCCTAATCCTTTATTTCTATGTTCTGGTATTATATAGCGATTACATAAATAGGGATATTGTCTATTCCAATCTATAAATGCCCAACCACACTCAGTTAAATAAAATGTCCAATTATCTTTTAATCTACTTCTTAAGTCTTTTAAGTTCCACTCTTGCCAATCTTTTCCAAATGAATCTTTAAAGTTATCCAACTCTTCTGATATTACTTGTATCTGTTCTGAATGAATATCATTATAGTTTGTAAACTCTTGATACGCTGGAACTTCTCGTGGTTTGTAATTACTTAAATCTATCTTGTAATACATCTTTTATTTTCTTTGCATATTGTTTATGTGCTTTTGAACCTGGATGTAATCCATCTTCAGTTGTGTCTACCAAGTCAAACCTTACATCAAAATATTCTTTTGGTAAATCTTCGTCCCAAGTTCCCCATATAATTTTATCACGACCTACAAAAGTATTCAACATATTGTAATGGTGTAAAAAATTGTAATAGTTATTATATTCATTGATATCAGTTTTTTCTTTTACTTGCCAAGGTCTCATAACAACTCCGTCATCATCAAACCAAGTTCTTCTAAAATAATGTGGAACTGTAATGATAAATATTTGTCGTCTTGATTCTGGTATGTAAACTTCTGATAAAGTCTTGACTGCGAAATCTAAACCTGTTCCACCTGCTCCATAGTTATAAACCGATGTTTCTTTATCACCCAATAAATGAGTAAAGGTTTGTTCTTGTTCAACATCCCAACCATAAGTCCAACTATCTCCAAAGGTATAGATTTGTCTTCTGGCATTTTCGTCATTATAGATTGGGTCGTGTTGTCTTCCACCCTCTAATCTACCCATATTGTTTTGATATATATTTAGAGCTTCTAAGTGAGATGAAACATATTCACCTTTGTCATTAGAGTAAACAATATTACCTTCATCATCTTTATGTTGATAAAGTTTTAATCCGTGTTCTCCTTGTGGAAACCCTTCTTCTGTATTTTCTTTTGTAGTTACTCTATGATTATCAAAGTAGAACTTGTCTACATTGTATTTAACTTTCTTGTCCAATTACTAACCCTGCTGGTCTATCATATTCTTTGGAATAGTTCCACAATTCCCACAACTAAATACTTGCATTGGAACAATGGCTTCTTTACCTGTCGGTGATACCAAAGCTGATACTTTCTTTAAGAAAAATGCCTGTATAAAAGATGCGTTTCCACACTCCTCACAAACAATAGTATCTGTTTTTGATAAGTCTATTTGAAGTCCTTCTTCTCTTTGTGGCATTCCTCCGTCTGGATGACTCATTTAATACTCCCTATTAATTCTACAAACATAGCCATAATGTTGATTTCTTTATCAACCACTACTGCGTCTGATTGTTGGTATTTACTCAAAATCAATATACACTCAGCGATATGTCCTGCTCCCCAATCATCAACCGTATCAAACATCAATCTGAATAAATCAGAGAAGTCTGTTACTTTTGAATCTGCCAACAATTGTCTAATGTTTTTAAATGAATTCTTTTTATCTTGTGTTTTCAATATATCCATCACTTGATTTTTATAATCATTTTGAACAATAGTATTTTCATCAATCATTAGTTTAGAATCTACGACCTGTCTTTGAGCACCATTGATTACTCGTCTGATATCTGGATAACCACCATTTACAATGGTAGCTATATCTTTAACATCATACTGAACATTTTCATTTGTCAATATGTTTGCCAGATGTTGTGCGACTTGTTTTCTGTCTGGTGGAACTATCTGAAATGATTGACAACGACTTTGTATCGGGTCAATTATCCTTTCCACATAATTACAAGTCAATATAAAACGACAATTCTTAGAGAAAGTTTCCATAAGATTACGAAGTGCTGCTTG